TGTCGCAACAAGTGTAGTAGGGTCGTTAAATCCAAAGTCCATCCCATAAGCCACAAGCTGTGCATCGTCAGGTATGCTATCAATCTCTGTGTATTTGAATATAGTTGCTTTGCTAATTGCTCTTTGCCCAAGTCCATATATTCTCCAATAGTTTTCGTCTGTGTCTTTTAGTAGTTCTATCTCGCTTCTTATACTATCGTCTAGGAATGGATTGTCTAGGTAGGTAGTGTTGTATATCTCTACGTCCTCTCTTTGCTCTAGCTTCTCCCATATCCAATGATACTCGTCTGATGGGTTTAAGTCTCCTACTATCTTGTCTGTTGTTCTGAATACTAATTGCTGCCAATCTTCAAATGTCAGTTCGTTCATCTCATTAGCAAATAGCAAATCCCTTTTGCGCCCTCTAACCTTTTGTGGTTGGTCTAAACTAATAAACTCTATTAGGTTGCTGTCTAGCTTATACTCGTGGTTACTCTTATTGTGGTGCTGCTCATCGTATAAGTCCATACGTTTGAGTATCTCTAGGAAGTCTCGCATCACAGTAGCACGTACAGCAGGAAACGTCTTACGACATATAGTAATGATTTTGTTATCGTTGTGTTGGCAATAGTGTAAGATAATCCACAGCAGTACATTGTATGTCTTACCGCTTCTTGTTCCACCTACTTCTAATGTTATCTTCTTATTAGAGTTGGTTAGATGGTTGTATACTTTATTTACTTGTATTGTGGTCAATCACTTCTACCTTAAAACTCTTTTGTTTTGTGTCGTGCTTTATCTCACGCTTTGTACCATTCAACCTGTGCGCTTCATCATCATCACTAATCAGCTTCATCAGTCCAATCTGTAATGTAGCGTTGTCGCTTTCGTACCACTTCTTACGCATATTCACTTTCATATCAGAACGGTTTTTTTGCAGTAGGCTTTTTATATCGTCTACTTCGTCTAATTTATGTGTGTAAAAAGTTTGCTTGGAGTAGGGTACATATGCCATTATATCCCCTATGAATAAAAGGTTATTTTCTTTGATGGCATCAATAGCCTGTTGTTTTATTTCTTCTGTATTATACATATAAGTATAACGTAATTAGTTTAGTTTTTTATAAACCACAATATCCGCTATCACATTCATTAAAGTCATCATCAAATAGTTCTGCTTGTGTATTCCAATTCTTTATGTCGTTATATGATAAGTTCTTGTCTTTGTACCACACATCTTTATTATGTTTTATTCTTTCTTGCTCTGCAAACCATTGTATTTTATTGGGGTGCTTATCCCACATCTTACGTATCAGTAATGGGTTTTTATGAAAACATCCTACACAGTTATTCATCCAAGCAAATCGAACGGGTTTATCTTTCCAAAACTCCTCTATATGGTCTTTGAATATATTGTCGTTTATTAAGGGATATACAGGTTTTTGCCATTCAATTATACCCCACTTGTTTCTTGTCTTTCTTTTGCCAACAATAGCTTTCATTTCTAAAAAACCATTATCATTTGTTTTCTCTGTTGTTCTCTTTGCTCTACGTTTTTCGTTTGCTCGAAAACCTAACCTAAATTCACAGGGTATATTTAACTCACTCCTCCACCATTCAAACATAGGTTGCATTTTCATTTGTGTAGTGCAGTATCTTCTTAATGGGTCAGGTAGTGTACCTGCTGTACTTATAACATCATCAAAGGTATTTCCTGTTACCCAAGTAATCTTTCTACCTATATATTGCTCAAGGTCAAACATAGTATGTATGATAGTGTCATCTTCTAACGTGCCTATGAATGGTGCTTGTATTCTATCTTCTACTTCCTGTCTTAATTTCTTGTCAGGAAACATACAGTTCTTGTCATCAGTTCTTACTAAAGCAAACACATCATAGTCAGCAGGATAGTTAGCTGCAATGTAACTTGATGTTTTACCGCCTGATAAACTATTGACTGTTTTTAGCATACGTCTATTGTTTCAGAAGCGTTGTATATAGTTGCTTGTTGGTTTTTTGGTCTTATGTTGTTTCTGCGTGTTTCTTTCAACTCGTTTCTCAATTCTTCTATCTGACCTTTTAGTTTAACTATCTTTTCCTCTAGTACTCTGTTTTCGTATAGCATTGTTTCAAAAGTAACAACAGTACCCTTTTTGGTATATAGGTTATATACTTTGTCGTATGCTTCTTTAAATGCAGGTATATGGTTGTAATCCCAATCAAAGTTCTTTAGGGAATGTAACACAGTTGCGTGTGTCTGTCCTAGTGTATCTCCAATAGACTTATAACTCATTTTAGTAGATAGGGTTAGTATCTTGTAGTATATCTTTCTTGCAAATACTATTTCTCTGTGTCTAGTGTTTATTGTAATGTCTTTTCCTGTTTGTTTCTTAATCAAAGTTTTTAGGTGTTGTATGTTCTCCCTGTTTCTTTGTGTAGTATTTAGTAAGAAGTTTTTGTATTTCATCTGTATAATAGTTTATTAGTTTCTCGTTTGTGTTTTCGTATGCTCTTTGTAGTTCGCCTTTAAAGTAGGCATAGCTTTTTATTAGTGTAGTCTTACGCATCTTTAAATACTTTGCGTGTGTTAATCAAACGCCATATAGTACTTCGAGCGATATTATGTTTTTTACTTAATTTACGATAATTTTTTACTAATTTATATTCTTCTCTTAATTTTATCACAAAATCTTTCGTATATTTTATACGTGCTTTTCCTGCTGATATAGCCCTTCTTGTTCGTATTTCTTCAGGTATATCCATTTGATTATCACTTTGTGTTCCTATTGCTATATTATACCAAGAATTATCTAAAGAATTACTATTTAAATGTCTAACTTGAATACCATCTTCATATAATTTATCTCCATATTTTTGATATGCTTGTAATCTATGAGTTGCTAAATTTATTTGTTTTTTATTTAATTTAATACCTGTTTGTTCATAGCCTCTGCCATTTACACAGCCAACTACTTTATTAGACAAACCAATCAATTGTCCGTCTTTAGTAACTCTGTATCCTTTATCGTATGCTGTTTGTTCTTTATTCATAATTTAAAGCGTCTAATATAATCATTTCTTCTTTAACCTCTTGTAGCATTTCTAAAGCATCTTCATAATCTCCTAGCTTGATGGCTAGTTGTATGGTTTCCATATCGCTTATAAATCGTTTCATAGTGTGCCTCTTAATGTGTAGCTGTCTAGGTCTGCATCTTCTATAAAGAACATCTTGTATCTATCTATTGCTTCAAGGGTCTTACGTTCTCCTTCTAAATAGAAGTCCTCTGATACATCATATATCGCTATGTCTAGTGTGCCTTTGTCTAAAGCTATAAATGTAAACTCTGTATAAGGTATGTTAAATAGTTGGCAGTATATGTACACCTGTATATCATAACCGTATTTTTTAGCTGAATAAGGGAAGGCTCGTATGTCGGTTGTAGTTTTTAAATCTACTATTCCGCTCTTACCCAATACATCTGCCTTGCCTCTAAATGGCATCATATCAATAGTGCCAATAGCAGGTACTTCTGTTTGGCAATCAGTAATAAGTTGTAAGGCTTGTTCGTTCTTAAAGAAAGCATCTATTAACCTTTCGTTTTCGCTTCTCTCTTTTGCTGTGAAACATTCGCCATACTCCTCTACTGCTTCCTTAAACTTTTTAGCGTTTCTACTTTGTACGTCTATGAATTTTATATCGCTGTATTTTTCAGGCTCTAGTATAGCTGTGTGGAATAAATGCCCTGCACGTAAAGCAGGAGATGTCTCATTCTTGCTGTACTTTGTGATGTAATGATATTTCTTTGGGCTTGTCTGTAACAATTTAATACTGCTACTACTTAATGCGTGTTTACCTAGATGACCATAGTAAAAGCTATCATCATCCATTTTAGATAGCAACTCTTGTCTATCCCACTTCTCTCCGTTTAGTAATGTAATCATATCTCTCTGTTTGTTATAGTGTTTTCTCTTGTAGTTTCTCGTATAGTTCTTTGTAATTGTCTGCTAGTTCTTTTGCCTTGTCTCTCTTTTCTCTTAATCTGTTTATAATTGCGTTGGCTTCTTTGATTTGCATCTCACAAGCTGTGGCATATATGTAGGAATTTGTCAAATACTCCGTAACATATTTCAGTTCTTTGTTGTCAGGGCTTTTCTCTAGCCACTTCTGTATGATGTGTGAAGCTGCTGTAAAATCGCCTTGAAATTTAAGTTTTAGTAGTTCCCTTGTCATCTTTTAATTTCTCTACTACTTGTTCTAATATCATATATAGCTTTACTACGTGCTGTTCTAGTTCCTGTATTCTTGCTGATTGACTTGCTCGTTTCTTATTCATTCTTTTCGTCTAGGTAATCGTTTGCTGCTATGTATAAAGGATGGTTGTCATCCATAGCAATGTTGTATGTAGTTCTTAACCCTACACCTCTAAAATAGTTTATGCGCTGTTCCCAACTCATAGCAATAAAATCTTCATTATTCATATATGTTTGTTATTATAGCTTGTTTCTCTTGTAGCAAATATACACTTTTATTTTGTTTGTTGGTGTTCCACATTGTGGTTTTAGGACAATACAGTTCTTCCTTCTTTAAATCTTTAAGGTCGTTTAGCCAAAACATATAGTTTCCTTTAGGGTCATTTACAAAGTAAAACTTTTGTATGTCGCTGTCCATCTTCATAAGATTGTTGTACTTACCAACTTCTAGTATTTTGGTTTCATAGTACTTATCCCTAAACTTCATCTCAATAACGCACTTCAAACCTTTAGGAGTAATACCTTGTGCATCGTATGGTAGCATAGTTTCCCCTGTGTGTACTAATCTCCAACCATCTAGGTTAAGAGCAGTAATTAGGGCTTTCTCAAACTTATGTATTAAGTCCAGTTTCATATATCCTTGTTATTTGTGTCATCCATTCCTTTATGCGTTTTGGGCTGCACGTACAAGGCTCGTGATATGGGTGTGCAAATAAATCAGCGTGCAATTCACATACAAATTTATATTGCTCTTTTGTTAGTTTATCTTTTAACATAGCAAGAAACACCTGCCATTGCGCCATTTGATGTTGGCTCATTTTTCCTTTTGGCATATTATAGTTCTATGTCATTCCACTTCTTTCTTCTATCATCGCACCCACAGTCAGGATATATCTTTTTGTAAACATATCTAATACCTGTGTACTTTGTGATGTAATATACTAAATCTCCTAATCTCATAGCTTATCTTTTATCTTGCGTTTAACTTTCTGATAGGTGTTGTAAAGGCTTCTATACTCTATGTTGGTTTCCCTAGATAGTGCAGATATATTGTTAGTGTCCTGTACAAGTTCAAATACTTTTTTGTCGTACCAATGCATTTCGTTTAGTGCTTGGTTTACTTTGTCAAAGGCTTCTTTAAATATATTTTCATCTTCTAACTCTACCTTTGTCTTTTCTTCTATTAAGTGTTTTATGTAATCGTCTGTTAGGTCTACAACTTGTGTACGCTGCTCCTTACGACATAAATCTAAAAACATACTACGAAGCACCTTATAAATATAAAAGTCGTTTATATCGTCTTTATACGAGATATCTATGCCGTTTTGTATAAGCACTAAAAGTTTAAGATACATCTCTTGTACCAAGTCCTCTGATG